TCTAAAGCTAGTTGTGGCAGGTGCTCTAAAGCTAGTTGTGACAGGTGCTCCAAAGCTAGTATATAAAGGTTTTGGTGGAGCAAATAATCCACTTCCACCATATAATTTTTTATATTTTTTACTATATTTTCTATTTTTTCTACTATTTTTTTTTAAACGTTTATTTTTAGTATAGTTAATATATTTCTTATATTTTTTATTATATTTGTTGGTTTTTTTATTAATATTATTAAATGTGGTATTTTTATTCATATAATATATATTATATTATTATCTAATATAAATATATTATATTATCTAATATAAATATATTATTATTATCTAATATAAATACATTATTATTATCTAATATAAATACATTATTAACTATAAATGAATATATATTGGGAAAAACAACGTGGGGATTTGTGTAGATTACATTCAATAAATGCTTTTTATGGATATAATAAATTTAGTGAAAAGGATTTTAATGAATTATGCGAAGAATATGATAAAATTATAAGAGGATTAAAATCAATAAATATGGATGGATTTGCAGAAGGGCGAAATATTATTAGTTATATATTAGATATTACTAGTCATAATTATGTATTATTAATACCTATAAATAATTACAAAAATTCTAGAAAACATTTAGATTTAAATCATTATAATAAATTATTAAATAATATAACATATTTTTTCGAATTTAATAAAACACACGTATGGTTTAATAAAAAAATAAATTCTAAATGGTATAAAATTGATAGCTTATGTGGTGTTAACGAAACAAATGTTTCTAATTTAACTAATAATGGCTATTTATTAATATTAGACAACAAAATATTATTTACCGAATTAGGATATTATCTTAGAAAACTAGATAATATTTTAATTAAAGATACGGATTTCGATAAAGAAATACTATTTTATAATTTATATCATATATTAAAATATATAAATTTAGATTTTAAAAATAATAATAATAATACTAATTATATTAATAATAGCATTTTATTAAAAAATATTTTTATATATTTAACTGAGTTTATAGAGTATAAACGCTCGCAAAATTTTAATAATACATATCAAGAAAAATTAATAAAAAAAATAGATAATTGTATCGAATTAATAAATTTATAGTAAATTTATAGTAAATTTATTTATAAATATTAATATAAATCTCTAATATATTCTTTATAAATAATATAATATATATTACTATAATGATTTATAGTATTTATTTATATTTAATACTAATTTTTATTATTTGTGTATATTTATTTATTGGATTAAATCTAAAGATTGATAGTGTCAATAATTATATTGAAAATATTAAAAAAAATAAAAATAAAAAAATCAATCTACTTAACGATGAAATGCTTTATTTTCAAAAGTCTAGAAATCAGTAATATTAATTTTTTTTTTATGAACCTCAAATCCAGGGGGAATAGTTCCTTTTAACAAATATAATCTCATCACTATATTTTTTATAGAATTTTCATTAGGATTCAACATAACACTTTCATAATTGCTTAATGATTTAAAGTTTACTTTTCTATATACATTATATGTTGGATTTAAATCTAGAGTTTGTATAGTTGGTAATCTGGGGTTATAAGTTGGTGTCGGGGGTAATTTAGCTAATTCTTTTAGTTTTGTATGTGTGTCAATAGAATTTATAATATTTGATATAAAAATAGATAGAGATTCATAATCTCTATATAATTTAACTATAGTATCGATTACATTCCGTGGTATAGGTTTTGAACCTTCTGGAATGGTATCTTTACTCGTTTGTAATAATTTATATAATAATATGTAATAATTATTATAAATTTCCTTTAGCGGCGGTTCATATGCTTTAAATTTTTCTAAATTTATATTTAATTGTGGAATATCTCTTATTTTTGTGAGGCTGTCTTCTATCCATTTATTTAAAGATGTAATGTCCAATATAAATTTATTTATAAACTGAAATTGTGTATCATTTCTACTTATACCTGGTGTCTCTCCGGGACCAATAGATTTTATAGGTGGTGCCGACGATTGTATAGCACTACCTAATCTATCTGTTACACTAGTTGGTTTCCCGACTAAAGTTCTAAGACTCTGATAGAATGTTGGTCGTTCAAACCGTGTATATGATGATGATTGTACTGATTGGGCTGATTGTGCTGATTGTGCTGATTGTGATGATTGTGATGATTGTGCTGATTGTGCTGATTGTGATGATATAGGAATTGTATCATTAACATATGGTAATAATTCATATATAATAGTAGATATAATTAGCCATTGTTCCATATGTAATATTTGCTTATCACTAAGAGTTTCTCTATTTGACGGCGATATTCCTATAGGTTTAGTTGTAGTTGTATGTCTGTAGGTGCTTGAACCACCATTTATTATTCTACTCCTATTTGGACCTTTTTTATTTGGTCTTTTTTTATTTGAACCTTTTTTATTTGGTCTTTTTTTATTTGAACCTTTTTTATTTGGTCCTTTTTTATTTGAACCTTTTTTATTTGGACCTTTTTTATTTAGACCTTTTTTATTTGAACCTTTTTTATTTTTAAAACGCGTTCCCCCAGTTTCACTATTTTCCCTATTTTCACAGTTTAGTTCTTTCTCGTTTAATTGAGCTAGTAACCCTTCCCACGGGTCATTTGGTTCTGTGTGTTTAACTGTATAATATTCTATTAAAATATTATGTATGTTACGTATATTACCAATTAATAATTTATATATCTTATTGGTGTCACTTAAAAATGCTATCATATCTGTTTTATGTTTTTGATAGTTATTTTGTGTCTTTTTATTTAAAATCATTCCACGAACAGTCTTAATTCTTTTTAATAGTTCTGCTTTCGTCGTTCTATTGTCATTAGTTGTCATATTAGTTGTTCCAGACTTAATTCTTTGTGACTTTGATATAAGTGAATTTAGTTCTAATTTTTGAATTTCATCCATTTGTAATGTTTGATTTATTTGTTTTATAATTTTTTTAAACGGTTTATCATATATTGTATTTTTAATATGTAAAATATCTTTATCTGTTTCTATTTTATTTGGGTCGTTTATATCTACTGGTAATTCATTACAATTAGAGTTTATCACAATATTATGATAATATTCAATACTCGCAGTATTTCTAAGTATAATAGTTTTACGTGTCAAATCGCCAATTTGTCTAGCGTGTGATACGGTATTTGAGTGGTTTTGGTTTTTATATAAGTGTCGTTGAGATGTATGTGATGGAGTTTGCGAAGATGAACCACCTTTAACATTTTTCTTAGATTTATATAAACGCATTATAATATAATAAAATAAAATAAAATAAAATAAAATAAAATAAAATAAAATAAAATAATTAATGTAAAAAAAAACGTTTATTTGTAGTAATCATTGTCATATTATATGTATTACATGCTTCAATTATATTAGAATCTTGAATACTACCTCCTGGCTGTATTATATTTGAAATATTATAACGTGCTGCATAATCTATATTATCTCTAAATGGGAAGAACGCATCAGAACTTAAGCTTAATCCAAAATTAGCTTTTAAATATGATAATTTATCTTCGTCTGTAAGTAATTCCATCGTATTAATGTTATCATCAAAATCAAAATATTGTTTCCATTGGTTATATTCAATTTCAGTAAAATCATTATTAATATATTTTATTATAGCATTAACTTTATCTTGTCTTTTTACACTACTCTTAAACTTTTGTAATAGTTTGATACATTTTGGATGACTACGTAATAAATAATTTCTACTTTTATTACCAGCAATTTTTATACAATCAACGCGGTTTTGTTGTCCAGCACCAATACCAATGACACAATTGTTATATGCGATTGAAATTGAATTTGATGGTGTATATTTTAATGTAATAAGTAAAAATAATAAATCATTTTTAGATTGTATTGATAAATTAGAATTATTAGTAACAATATTATTTAAATAACTATAGTCTATTATTTCATCATTTGGTTTTTGACTTATTGCCATTCCATATAATTCTCTAAATTCAATGTTATCATAATTAATATCATTCCCTTTAAATATATAAAAATTTCCATTCTTCTTAGTTTTAAGTATTTCCAATGCTTCATCTGTATAATCTTTTGCTATAATACCATCAGTAACTTCCCGTTTTATTAATAATGCACATGTTTTATCTACTATACCACTAATAGCAATAAAATCACCAAATGATGATAATGGGTCACAATTACGAGCCCTGATAAACGCTCTTCCTGATTCTGAATTAGATATATCTTCAATAGAAATTGTATTACCAATATTATATATTACATGTTCTAAGTTAGTTAAATTAGATTTACCCAATGCGACCCCCGCTGGCGCGTTATGTTTAAAAGATGCCGAAGCAACTTGGTTAAATAAACTAGACGATTCGTATACACATCCCCATGAATTTAATGCATCTAATATATTAATATATCCTGGAATCCCATTCAATATAGTTAATGGTAAATTATTATTATTTATATTACTAATAAATGAATTTGTTTGATATGGATTACACCCATATTTTAAATTATCTATTTTTTTATATTTCCTATAATAAATTGTATTATCAAAATATTGTGTTATATTCTGGTCATACTCAGTAACATGCGAGAATGCATCATATGCCAATTGACGTCTTAGATTAATATTACTATTGTAATCACTATAATTAAATATAAATGTATCATAGATGTCTGGATTAACCAGTGTTAAAACATTTTTATAATTTTTGGCACTAGCCCTTATTAATGATACACCCCCTATATCAATATTTTCGATAATTTCATTTTCATTACTATTTTCATTACTATTTTCATTACTATTTTCATTACTATTTTTATTTACAACATGCTGAAAAGGATATAGATTAACTATTACTATATCTATTTTAAAATAATCAAAATTTTCATTCCTATTATTTAAACTATCAATATCATTAATATGGTTATTATTAGTTGGTTCATATAAAATACCACTATAAATTTTAGGGTGTAATGTTTTTACACGGCCTTCTAATATTTCTGGGAATTGTGTATAATCTGATATTTGTATTACTCTATCTTTATATGAATCCTTTATAATACTATTAATTGTATTAAATGTACCTCCAGTAGATAAAATTACATAATCATTATTCAATAAAAAATTACTTATTATAGCTAAATTTCTCTTATCACTAACACTTATTAATGCATATTTCATAGTAATTATAATTTTAACTAAATCTATAAGTATTATTACGTAATATTAATTTATATTTATATTAATATTTTTAATTAATTTATTATTTTTCTCAATTTTTTCAAAAAAATTATTTTTTTAACAAAAAAAAGTTGCGTCCCCCCCC